GAACAATATTTAGAATTTAATGGTAATACCTCATCATTAAATAACGATATAACAGGTTCAATTTTCGGTATTTTAACAAGTCCAAACCCATTAACATCACAAACAACAATTGACTATTTTGGTTCAATTGATACCGATGATTATAATGTGTTAAATCCAATTTTCTCGGCAGGAACTGAAAATAATAATTTTGGTGTTCCTTCTGTTTCTTTAGATGCAACTGATTTAACATCACCTCTTAATGATAGTTGGTATTATGCTTTATTTGATAATACAGGTAATGGTAATTACACAGGTTTCTCCTTCTATAGTTATTACACTGGAGTTACCGCAACAACAACCACAACAAATTGTGCATCATTCTATGATTACTCAATAAGTGGAACATCTGGTGTTATTAATTATAATACAAATGTAATTAATGTATGTTTACCATCAGGATTTACAGGAGACTTATCGGCAATAACACCAACATTCAGTGCTTGTACAACAGGAGTTACAGTAGAAAGTGTTGTCCAAGTTAGTAATTCAACTGTTGTTAATTTTTCTGCCGGTACTGTAACATATACGTTAACATCTGAAGACAATTCTATTACAACAACATGGACAGTAAATGTGGTTGTTAATGATCCATGTAATCCGTGTAATTTTACAAGTGGTGGAACTCAAGATTTAGGTGATTTTACAACTTGTTACTCAGGTTCTGTGATAGGTAGAATTTATTATTATACAGGTAATTCATTTACCGATTATGATGACTTAGTGGTTGCAACATTAAGATCAAGAGGTATTTCTAATTATGTTGACGGAAACAACCCGACTTGGGAAATTACAGGAATTACTGATGTGTCTTTGGATATGACAGGTCCTTACTCAGGTGTTTCTAAAAACCCATACCTACCATTTGTTATAAATGCAACAAACTATGAAGGAACAAACTTCAGTTTTGAAACGTCAATGTCTACATCAGACGCTAAATACATCTCAAAAGTGTTTGGTTCAAGTAACTTTGGTAAACCTAGAAATCAATTCCCTCTTTTCTTAGAAGAAAGATTCCAATCTTTATTGAATTACGCATATAGAAAGGGATACATTAGAGGTTTGAATTCTGAGTTAATCTCTTTGGATACCGCACAAAGTTCGGATTCTACATCAATCGCTTGGTATTTAGACAGATATCAATCACCAAGTTCTCCTTGGGTTGTTTCTGAACTTAGAGGTAATAAAGTGTTTAACTTGTTTAAGTTCTATACAATTGCCGATGGTAATTCAGCAAATACCGAAGTAAAAATTTCAATTGCCGATATTTCATTTGCAAATCAAACATTTACTGTATTGGTTCGTGATTATTTTGATACCGACTCTCAACCAACAGTGTTAGAGAAATTTACAAACTGTTCTATGGATCCAAGTCAAAATAGTTTTATCGCTAAGAAAATCGGAACATTGGATGGGGAGTATCAACTTAATTCAAGATACATTATGGTTGAGATGAATGAAGACGCTCCGGTAGAATCATTACCTTGTGGTTTTGAGGGATTCTCATTTAGAGAGTATGCTGGTGCTAAATCTCCGTTCCCAATCTTTAAAACTAAATATGATTTCCCTGGTGAAGTTATTTATAACCCTCCGTTTGGATTACCAACAGGTGGTGACAATACAACAACAACAGGTGGTGATAATGTAAGAAGAACTTACTTGGGTATGTCAAACTTCTGGGGTTATGATACTGACTTCTTTGATTATGCTCCTTGTGATTTAGAAGGCGCTGAATGGTCTTATAAGACAAGAGGTTACCATATGGACTCAAGAGCAAGCGGATTAACTATTGGAAGTGCATTCTCTACAAGTGGAACTCCAAGATTCTTTGTTGGTGATGCACCATTTAGTTCGGAACCTACAAATGAAACAAGTCCATACTATAGATTATTCTCAAGAAAATTCACTTTGTTTGTTCAAGGAGGATTTGATGGTTGGGATATCTATAGAGAATACAGAACTAATGGAGACAGATATGTTTTAGGTAGAACAGGATTCTTAAACGGAGCTTGTGCAACTGATAGATACCCTACCGCAACAGGATGGGGAGCGTTTAAACAAATCTCTATTGGTGACGGAACAAGGTCATACGCAAATACTGACTACTACGCATACTTACTTGGTATCAGAACATTTGAGAACCCTGAAGCGGTTAACATCAATGTATTTGTTACACCTGGTATTGACTATGTGAACAATTCTGATTTAGTTGGTGATGCTGTTGATATGATTGAAAACGAAAGAGCGGATTCATTGTATATTACAACAACACCTGACTATAACTTGTTTGTTCCAACAACAACTAATGGTGATAACTTGATTTACCCACAAGAAGCGGTAGATAACTTGGAAACTGCGGGTATTGACTCTAACTATACCGCAACTTACTACCCTTGGGTATTAACTCGTGATACTGTTAACAACACTCAGATTTACATTCCGGCAACTGCGGAAGTAACAAGAAACTTGGCGTTGACTGATAATATCGCATTCCCTTGGTTCGCAGCAGCAGGTTACACTCGTGGTATTGTTAACTCAATTAAAGCACGTAAGAAGTTAACTCAAGAGGATAGAGATACATTGTATCTTGGTAGAATTAACCCAATCGCAACCTTCTCTGATGTAGGGACTGTAATTTGGGGTAACAAAACTCTTCAAATTAGAGAGTCAGCTCTTGACAGAATTAACGTTAGAAGATTGTTGTTACAAGCTCGTAAGTTGATTTCTGCGGTTTCAGTAAGATTGTTGTTCGATCAAAACGACGAACAAGTTAGACAAGACTTCTTAAACGCAGTGAACCCAATCTTGGATTCAATCAGAAGAGATAGAGGTTTATATGACTTTAGAGTAACTGTGTCAAGTGATACGGCAGACTTAGATAGAAACCAATTAACGGGTAAAATCTATATCAAACCAACACGTTCACTTGAATTCATTGATATTACTTTCTACATTACTCCAACGGGAGCATCGTTTGAAAATATCTAATGATAAACTAATAAAAGAAAAAGGGGGACAAGTTCTCCCTTTTTTTATTAATATGATATTTATAAATATGAATCACAAAATATTAGTTAGGAAAATAATGACTGAAATGGTTAATGAAGTCCAAGATAAATCATATGGTTTAAAATATTATGCTTTTGATTGGGATGATAACCTTATGAAAATGCCAACAGAAATTATCCTATTGGATGACAATGGTGAGGAAGTTGGTATGTCAACCGAAGATTTTGCGGAATACCGAACAGACATTGGAAAAAAACCTTTCAAATATAGAGGAGAAACAATTGTAGGTTTTGCTGAAGATCCTTTCAGATTCTTTAGAACCGCAGGGGATCAAAAATTCATGAGAGACATAGAAAACGCACCTTTAGTTAGAGGTCCTTGGTCAGACTTCGTTGAGGCAATTAATAACGGTTCAATATTCTCAATCATCACAGCAAGGGGACACCATCCAAATACACTCAAAAAAGGTGTGTATAAGTTAATCATGATGGGACGTGGTGGTATTGAAAAAGAACAGTTGATTCAAAGTCTTAAAGAATATAGAGAAAAGATGGGATTAAAACAGGTAAGTGATGAAAATTGGTTAATAAGAGATTATCTTGATAGATGTAAATTTTATCCTGTTTCTTATGGTGAAGGTTCTGCGACTAATCCAGAAGAAGGAAAAATTAAGGCAATGGAAGAATTCATCAGTTATGTTAAGAGATTATCATTAAGGTTACAAAAGAAAGAATATCAATTTGTTAATGATGTAAGTAATAATTTTGTTCCTTTTAGTCCTATGGTTGGATTTTCAGATGACGATATAAGAAATATAGAATCTATGAAAAAGCATTTTGAAAAAAAGGATGATAATATATTAAGAACTTATCATACAAAAGGAGATGAAAAAAATATGCTAGAACACCTAGTTAAGAGGATGGTAACGAAAATTAAATCAAAGTAAATAGAAAATTTTTTACAACGATATATTTATATAATAAAAATAAACAAAGAATTAAAAGAAAAAAATTATGGCTGATTTGTTAATGAAAATGCCAGTTCCTTACGAACCGAAAAGACAGAACCGATTTATATTGAGATTTCCTTCAAGTTTGGGTATTAATGAATGGTTTGTTGAGAGTGCGTCTAGACCGTCTATCAAAATCGGTTCAACTGAGATACAATTCTTAAATACATCTACATTCGTTGCAGGACGATTCAATTGGGATCCAATCACAGTTAAATTTAGAGATCCAATTGGTCCATCTGCATCTCAAGCTCTTATGGAATGGGTTCGTTTATGTGCTGAATCTGTTACAGGTCGTATGGGTTATGCTGCTGGTTACAAGAAAAATGTTGATATTGAAATGTTAGATCCAACGGGGGTTGTTGTTGAGAAATGGATATTGGAGGGAACGTTTATGACTGACGTTAACTTTGGTTCATTATCTTATTCACAAGATGCAATTGCTGATATTTCAGCTACGCTTCGCATGGATCGTTGTATATTGGTTTACTAGTATTATTTTCACATATTAAAACTATAATTCCCACCATAAAGTGGGAATTTTTTTTAAATAAAAGTTTTGTTTACAAAAAACAAATATAGTTTATTTTTTTAACAAAAAGAAATTATGGAAAAAGATTTAGCACATTATGGACAAATGGATTTTAATTTACCACACGATGTTGTAAAGTTACCTTCAGGTGGAATATTTTACAAGTCCAAGAAAAAAAGTGTGAAAGTAGGTTACTTAACCGCGGCAGATGAAAATATAATATCAAATATAGATCCGAATAAATCAATACGAGAATCAATCGTATTACCTTTACTAAGAAATAAGGTATATGAATCTGATTTACGTCCTGAAGATATGTTGGACGGTGATGTTGAAGCCTTGATGTTATTTTTACGAAATACTTCTTTTGGACCTGAATATACCATTTCGGTAAAAGACCCCGCAACGGGAAAGAATTTTGAAACGTCTATTTTATTGGACGAATTAAATATTAGAAAAACGGAATCTACTCCTGATGAAAACGGATACTTGTCCACAACATTACCAAGAAGTGGTAATTTGGTGAAGTTGAAGTTTTTAACTATACGAGATTTATTGGAGGTAGAAGAAATTCTTAATCAATATCCTGCGGGTAGGATACCACCAACACAAACAGTCAGACTTAATAAAATGATTATTAGTATTGATGGTAATGATGATAGAGGGAACATTTCCAAATTTATTGAAACGATGCCAATCATGGACTCCAAGCATATTAAAAAATTCCTGTCTGATAATGAACCAAGATTAGATTTAACAAAACAAGTTATAGCCCCGTCAGGAGAAAAAGTAATGGTTGACATTGCTTTTGGGGTGGAGTTTTTTCGGCCTTTCTTCTGAGTATAAAAAATATCTTTTAGATGAGTTCTATTATATGTCCAAAATGTTAAGGACATCATATTCGGATTTCCTTAAAATGCCAACTTACGTTAGGAAGTATCTTATAGATAAAATTATTGAGGATAATAAAAAAGATTAATTTGATATTTATCTTAAAGATAAGTTAGTATATGATGTTTTTTCAGGAAAATACAAGTGGAGTTCAAGGAGACGCTGGTGCCGCGGCTTATAGTTATGAGCCAAAAGGTTTTGATGCC